CCACGTGAAAGCCTGAAACTCGGCGCCTTCAGCGGTGCGAACGAAGATGCGGAACGTCGGAGCCATGAAACCCTCCCTGGGCTGATGGGCGGAATTGCCCGTGGCTTGATTGCTCATCGCTATCTCCTTGTGAGCGTTCGTCTTATTTGCGGAAGTCAGAGTACGGCAGAAACGTTTGCATTTTGCTTGTCCTTTTCCATCTTTAGTTTACAGAAAGCTTTCCACTCTTGTCTAGAAAGGTCGAATGCAATAGCGCGCCACTTTTCAACCTTCATTTTGAAGAACAGCGTTTTGTATTTGTCGTGTTTCTGAACGTAATCAGCGTACTTCTTCGCTGCTTTTCGTAATTCAGGAGACATTCTTCTGTTCCGTGTGTGTTGGCGACCCCGGCAGGATTCGAACCTGCGACCTAGAGATTAGAAGTCTCTCGCTCTAATCCAACTGAGCTACGGGGCCGAATATGATAGGAAGTGTTGTTAGTCTTTCTTTTAACAACTCAGTTGCTGCGTGAATTCGCGTAACCCACAGAACAGTGTCCCAAGCAACAGGACCATACATGTTTGTGGTTTAAACGGCAAGTTGACCTGCCTTTGCGATTAGAGAAGTCCAGTCCATTTAGTTTTCCTTTTTCTCAGATTTGGTGCCTCTAGTCAGACTCGAACTGACAAGCTTTCGCAGAGGATTTTAAGTCCTCCGTGTTTACCAATTTCACCATAGAGGCTTTTTGTTTAATGGGTATAGCTCAGTTTTTCCTGAAACAAGTGTCATACCACACGCAAACAGCCAGTGTTGTTAAGAACAACCAGATGCAAAAGGCAAGTGGTGGCTGGTACGAGATGATGTGAACATTCCCGTAAATGTTGTCCGCCATACACATTGTCGGGGATTCAGGTGAACAAAACATTTCGTAAACGTTGTTGCTTGGTTTCTCAAAATCGAGCTTCATTTGTGCCTCGCAATGGCCGCATCTAACAAATGTATGTTACCACCTAGACCCAGACCAAGACCCAGACCAAGACCTAGACCAAGACCTAGACCCAGACCTAGACCAAGAACAAGACCTAGACCTAGACCTAGACCCAGACCAAGACATAGACATAGACCTAGACCCAGACCAAGACATAGACATAGACATAGACATAGACATAGACATAGACCAAGACCTAGACCTAGACATAGACCAAGGCCTGTACTTTTGCTTCTGTCCTCTTGTCATTTGCTGTCCTTTCCAGACCCAGACCAAGACCCAGACCAAGACCTAGACCCAGACCAAGACCTAGACCAAGACCAAGACCCAGACCTAGACCTAGACCCAGACCAAGACATAGACATAGACCAAGACCCAGACCAAGACATAGACATAGACCAAGGCCTGTACTTTTGCTTCTGTCCTCTTGTCATTTGCTGTCCTTTCCAGACCCAGACCTAGACCAAGACCTAGACCTAGACCAAGACCCAGACCTAGACCCAGACCAAGACCCAGACATAGACCAAGACATAGACATAGACCTAGACCAAGACCCAGACCTAGACCCAGACCAAGACATAGACATAGACCAAGACCTAGACCTAGACCAAGGCCTGTACTTTTGCTTCTGTCCTCTTGTCATTTGCTGTCCTTTCCAGACCCAGACCCAGACCAAGACCCAGACCAAGACCTAGACCAAGACCAAGACCTAGACCCAGACCTAGACCTAGACCAAGACCTAGACCAAGACCTAGACCTAGACCAAGACCCAGACCTAGACCCAGACCAAGACATAGACATAGACCAAGACCTAGACCTAGACCAAGGCCTGTACTTTTGCTTCTGTCCTCTTGTCATTTGCTGTCCTTTCCAGACCTTCCCTAGGACAGAACTAGGGAAGGTCTGTTGGTATTGTTACTTAAGAACGCCGTAGCTCTCAACAGCAGAAAGCCGCACGTACCAATCACTAGGGAGTTTTTGTGCGTCCTTCCAGTCCTTTGTATTAAGAGGACCAGTTTCATACACAATTGCCGCGTCTTCGAGTTTCACCTGGACTTCATTTACACCGATAACCTTTCCAGTGATAATGTAGTTCATGCAGAAGAATGTCGCACGCTGTCCAATCAAGGACATCACACCTTCGTCCGTCTTGTCAACGATCTTTTCAAGTACTTTCATGGTAGTCTCCTCAGTTTACATTTTGGGTTGTGTCTGTCTTTCCAGACTGTCTATATTTGATGATATGAAGATGTGGTTAATCGTACATATCATCCACTTTCTTTTCAATTTAAAGGAAGTAGGGACGAACAGACTTGTCCCAGTTGTTGCCGATGTAGGTCCAACCCTGACGGTTAACCTTGGGCTTGTCCTTTGCGAAGAGGACACCCATGTCTGCGAATGAGACGTACCCGTGGCGGGTGCTCTTGCCTTCACGAGTCAGGTGATCGTGAGCGGACTTGAACGTGATCATGTCAATCTTTTTCATGGTTAGAATCTCCATTGATTACAGTGAGTTGTGTCATTTCGGACAAGTCACGTTGAGCGTGTTGCAATTGCACAGCCGTTGCGTAACTTGGCTTTTCTTTTCGTTGTTTGAACAAGGCCTGTACCAAAAGCCGTTGCGCTCTTAGCGTTGGCTGTTTGTCTGGTAATGAAATGTGTTCAAACCCGTCTCTACGTTGACCCATAGCCCCTCCTAATTGATGACAGGAAGGCAGCCGTTAGGCATGGGCAGGGAAACACACACGAATCTTGCCAAGGCGTGCATTGGTCACAGCCATGGCAAGGTCCATGCGCTGTTGTTTTGTGACACGTTCCTCATCCGTCATGCGTGTGTCTTTGACCGGACACACATCACGGAAATGAGGGTGGATTGAACGATGATGGAACATGATTGCACCTAGTGCTTGCGGTTTGATGATAGGAAAGGTGAGCAGTTTATACACATGCTCAGGTGTTGCAGGCGTGTGACGCAGTACTAAATCACGCCTGTTCTTCAGCGGCGGCTTCCGGTTCTGCGGCCTTGGCCTTTTCCAGCGCCTCGGCAGCACGCTTGGCGGCGGCGCCCTTCATCTTGGCAATCGCAGCCTCGACCTGTTCAAGGTCAACACCATTGCGGAATGCCTCATAGAGCAGGCGTTCGGCGGCCTTGTCAAGGTCAAACTGACGCACCTTGCCTTCCGGCTTGAACGTGGTCCAATCGACAGTCATGGCCATGGCTAGTGCGTCATCAGCAACAGCCTTGTCACGGACGGCGCGCATGATGTACTTCTTCGCCTCATTGTCATAAATGACATTGGCAAACCGCTGGATGAAAGCGTGCATGGCATGAGTGCGGATGCCGCGCTTGGCGATGGCGTCAAAGAACGCATTCAACCTTGTGGGGTTGCGGTGCTGTTCGATGTGGGCAATCTCAGAGCACAAATAAATCTGCACACGCTTGTCAAGTCCCTTGATGGCCCTGGCAAGGTTGATGGCTTCCTTGGCAATCACATTGTCACCCAAGAGCGTGAGAGCCTTGGCGACAACCTTCTTAGCCTTTGCATTGGTAGACATAGGGTTATCCTTTGTTTTGGATTGTCACTATTGACCAATCCTATAACCCCTTGCCACTAGGTATAATGACAAGGGGAAATAGCATTGTTCTGAAACTTTGATTTGCACGACTAATAAACCCAAAACCTGCTACTTATGACAAGTGACAATGCAGCGTTTTACGGCATTAGTTACAGCATGAGCGAGATGCTACATTAACGCTAGATTTTCGAGCATATAACTAAACTTTGTAAACCGTATGGCTTTGCACATTGACACTTGACGGCTTGCACCTACTGAATTTTCGGAAACAAGACATGAGTAAGGGCTTATTGCAATTTGCGGGGATAATCTTTCTTTAGCTAACGTCCTGTTAGCGTCAAAGATGGCAGCCATTCGTGCGTCACCGCACTACTTACCCCCTTTCCCATCAGGGGACGCAACGGCATTCACCGGCCGTTTCACGCATAGGTTGAGCGTTGGGGACACTGCGCAGATAGCATATAGTCGCAATCCGCGAGTGACCACAATTGACAATAGGCGCAAGATTACAGAGCCTACGCGGGAGAGTTAATATGCTGAGGCCCTGCCTTGCCCGTAATCCCTGAGGCGCTCTTGCGTCTCTTGACAAACAAACACTAGCACAATGCCAGGGGTAGTCAAGCACATTATTGCATAACAGGTATGCACTAGGCGCATGGCTGTCCCAGCCCGTAGGTTTATAATCCAGGTTTGGTGAAAAGAGTCCTACTCTTATAGGTTTATAATCCAGGTTTGGTGAAAAGAGTCCTACTCTTATAGGTTTATAATCCAGGTTTGGTGATAGGAAGATGTGTCTAAGCTAGGTGCCAGGTGTTCAGTGTACGGATGAATGATGAATGCAGGATGTGCGCATGGAGATTAATCAGTATACGGATGAAAGGTTTAGGAATATCAGTATATTAGCAAATACGCATGTATGTCATGTGTGTGATACACAAGAGACCAATCGTTACGCATCCGTAATGAATATCATCCGTGTACTGATGAATCACACATGAGACACAAGAACTCATTACGCATCCGAAACGAATATCATCCGTGTACTGATGAATACACATGGCGCGCACATGATCACACTTGAATTCATCCGTATACAGATGAATACCCCCACCCCACCGGGTACAAGGGGGTTGCGGGGGTGGTCATGTGTGTATGAATAACACCCCAGACTTTCCGAGCAGAAATCCTGTGAGTACATTATTTAACTTAAATGCGCCACATGAACCATGTGAATATGGCGTGGACTACTATATAAAAGATAAATACCACGCGCACACATCAAAAACACAAACTATTTTTATCTTAATGCTGTTTTCCTAAAAATAAAGCTTGACAAATCAAGAAAGCATACTATATGCAATTGCAATCCTATAGAATGATAATAATCTATTTTAGTTATTATCCAACCACTATAGCTCAATTGCCCTTTCTAGAAACCTCAAGTGAATTCACTTGTATACTAGAAGCTTTATTTTCTTTGTTTAATAAAAAGAAGAAATCAATAGTATGCCGACATTCAAAAATTCAAACGGACAGCTTTATACTAAAAGATTGTTCTTTGAAACATCTTCAGGTTTAAACGACAAAGCAACAGTTGTTTATACTTTAAAAGACGAAGACTACACAGTGGACGGTGTTACTTACATCTCACTTTATAAACGTTACTTGGACATGGAAGACCTTACTGAGTTCGACTTTGCATCTAAGTATTTTGACTCTTACGAACACTTCCGTATTCTCTGCCAAGCAGAGTGGTTCTTTGAACATGTGACCAGATGGCGCAACGAACTCAGATTAAAATTAAAAGCGCAGGCCTTGAACAGACTCAAGGGTGTCGCTGTAGAGTCTACTAATAAGAATTATTTTGAAGCAAACAAGCTTTTGTTAAATCATCTCTCTGAAGGAGATAAGGACAAACCTAAGCGTGGCCGACCAAGTAAGGCAGAAGTCGCACAGGCTGTCAAAGAGATTGCAAAAGAAGATATGGCTTTAGCAGATGACCACAAACGTATTTTCGCAGGATAGCTTGACCAATGGCTTTAACCAAGAAAGACGAGATTCGGTTAGCCGCCGAGTCCGACTTAGAGACCTTTATTCGTTTGATACATCCGAACAGGGTGCTTGGTTCAGTTCACAGAGAACTAATCTCTTGGTGGAACCGTCAAGATGCTAAGTCTCACCAGTTGGTACTACTACCTCGTGACCACCAGAAATCTGCAATGTTGGCTTACAGAGTCGCTTGGACAGTCGTACGGAACCCTTCTGTACGTATCCTATATATCTCTGCAACCTCTAACCTTGCTATTAAACAGCTAAAGTTTATTAAAGATATTCTAACTTCTGAGCGTGTCAGGTACTACTGGCCTGAGCTAATCCATCCAGATGAAGCCAAGCGTGAGAAGTGGACAGAGACTGAAATCTCTGTAGACCATCCCAAGCGTAAACAGGACCTTGTACGCGACCCTACTATCTTCACAGCTGGTCTTACGACCACTATTACAGGTATGCACTGTGATATTGCTGCCATGGACGACGTAGTTGTTAGAGAGAACGCCTATACCGAAGAGGGTAGAAGCAAGGTTGAAGAACAGTACTCACTGCTTTCGTCTATTGAAGGCGCTGATGGTAGAGAATGGGTTGTAGGTACACGTTACCACCCTAAAGACCTTTACGCTACGATGCAGGAAATGAAGGTTGACGAGTACGACGAATACGGAGAAATCACACAGTCAGAAGAACTGTACGAAGTATTCGAAAGACAGGTTGAAACTGCTGGTGACGGTTCAGGCGAGTTCATTTGGCCTAGGCAGCAAACTAATGACGGTAAGTGGTTTGGTTTCGACCAAAAGACACTTGCAAGAAAGAGAGCGCAGTATCTTGACAAAACACAATTCCGCGCTCAGTACTATAACGACCCCAATGACGTATCGACCGCCTCTATTCGTAGGGAGCATTTCCAATACTACGAGAAGTCTCACCTGCAAAGATCAGATGGCAAGTGGTATTATAAAGGGAACAGGCTTAACGTATTCGCTTCCGTTGACTTTGCATTTAGTCTTAACAGGAAAGCTGACTTTACGTCGATTGTTGTGGTTGGAGTAGATGCACACCATAACTATTACGTACTAGATATTTCTCGTTTCAAGACTGACAGAATTTCTGAATACTTTAATCAAATACTAGCGCTACACCAGAAATGGGACTTCAGAAAAATTCGTGCTGAAGTAGTAATGGCACAGGACACTATTGTTAAAGATTTAAAAGAAAACTACATTCGCCCACACGGCCTTGTTTTAACGATTGAGGACTACCGTCCTAGCAGACATGAGGGCACGAAGGAAGAGCGTATGAAAGCCATCCTTCAACATAGATACGAGAATAGGCAGATGTTTCACTACAGAGGTGGTAACTGTCAAATTCTAGAAGACGAACTGGTGTTAGAGAACGCACCACACGATGACGTAAAAGACGCATTAGCCAGTTGTATTGCTTTCGCAGTAGCTCCTAGCCAATCGATTATGTCCGGGCGCTCTAAAAAACACTCTACCTTTGAGACATCCCGATTTGGAGGGTTTATTTAATTGGCTGGCAAGACCATAGATATTGACACAATCTTGACTAAGGACAACCTTGGTACACAGATTGCTGAAATGTTCCAAGGCTGGGACAATGCGCGCGCTGAATGGAAGTCTCTCTCAGAAGAGACCAGAAGGTATCTGTTTGCTACGGACACTACTCAGACGACTAACTCAAAACTTCCTTGGAAAAACAAGACTACATACCCTAAGCTTACACAGATTAGAGACAACCTCATCGCTAACTACGAAGCGAGTTTATTTCCTAAGAGGAAATGGCTGTTCTGGGAAGGTGGTAACGAACAGGCAGGCAGTAAAGAAAAGCGTGACGCTATTGAAAACTATATGCGTATGGTTATCACACAACCTGAGTTCAAGAAAGAAATCCGTAAAATACTGACTGACTATGTAGATGACGGGAACTGTTTTGTCGCCCCTGAGTGGATTGACGAGCGTGTAGAAGTCTCTGGCCAGTCTACCAAGATGGGTTATGTTGGTCCGACAGCCAGACGTATCGCTCCTTTGGATATTGTTTTTAACCCCATCGCCAACACGTTTAACAAAGCCCCTAAGATTGTCCGAGTTGTTTGGACAATGGGTGAAGTTAGAAATATGTTGGAGAGTATTACTACCGATGAAAATCTGGAGACTATTGAAAGTCTCTGGAACTACATGACTACCATCCGACAGAAAGCTAGTACTGCTGCTCCTGGAAGTTTCCATCAGAAAGACGCGTACTTCAATATGGATGGTTTTGACAGCTTTGCAAATTACCTTTCTTCTGGTTATGTAGAACTCTTGTTCTTCTACGGAGACATCTTTGAAATCCATTCTGGTAAGATGCACAGAAACGTTAAGGTTATCGTAGCTGACAGGCACAAGGTAATCTCAAACGAACCTAACCCAAGTTATTTTGGGCAGGCTGCAATCTACCACGCTGGTTGGCGCGTAAGACAAGACAACCTTTGGGCTATGGGACCTCTTGCAAACCTTATTGGTATGCAGTACCGAATTGACCATTTGGAGAACTTAAAAGCAGACGTCTTAGATACTATCGCGTATCCTGTTCTTAAGATCAAGGGTTACGTAGAAGACTTTGAATGGCAGCCTATGGAACGCATCATCTGCGGTGATGACGGTGATGTAGAAATGATTACACCTCCGTTCCAAGTACTACAACTGGAGCAGGAGATTTTAAACTACTCTGAAGCGATGGAGCAAATGGCTGGTGCTCCTAAAGAAGCCATGGGTTTCCGTAACCCGGGCGAAAAGACAATGTACGAAGTCCAGCGACTTGAGAACGCGTATAATCGTATTTTCCAAAACAAGATTATGCAGTTTGAAGAGTTCGTTCTTGAGCCTCTGCTCAACGCTATGTTAGAGCTTGCTCGAAGGAAAATGGACTCTACACAGATTTCCGTTTTTGACGATGAGTTAAAGATGGAGTCGTTTATGGAAATCACTCCCGATGATATTGCTGGTGTGGGTAGGCTCTATCCGCTTGCAGCTAGACACTTTGCAGAGCGTGCTGAAATTCTCCAGAACCTGAACACCTTTACGAATTCTGCTATGTACCAAGACCCGGGTGTACGTGTACATTTCTCAGGACTTGCGATGGCAGAAATGCTGGAAGAGTTTTTTGATATTGAAGACTACAAAGTTGTTTCACCTTATGTACAGATTTCTGAGAACGCTGACCAGCAAAGGTTCTTACAGTCTGCACAAGAGCAGGTTTCAATGGAGGCAATGACTCCGGCAGGCTTAGCTCCAGATGATGTGAGTATGTAATATGAAAACTGTATGGTTCAGATCAGAACACTACAAAGACCCTAAAAAGAAACAAGATTACGAAGCCGCTATTCTAAACAGTCGTGTTTTAATTGATCGATTGTTAGAAATCATCGAACAGAAATTAGAGGCTATCGAAAACACTGAAACCGACTTTAGTATTTACGATGGAGGGACAGTTTTTAAACTAGCCTTCTTAAATGGTCGGAAAAAGGAACTGAAAGAAATCGCAGACCTATTCGATTTCATCAACAAAAATTAAACTAGGAGACTAGACCATGTCCACCGATAATACCCTGTTTGGTACGATGACCATCGACCCGAACAAAGACTATACCAACGAGTTAGTTGGTGATGGTAAGAAGTTCAAGACGACAGCTGACCTTGCAAGAGGTAAGGTTGAGTCTGACCTTTTTATCCGTCAGCAACAGACTGAACTCGATGAGTTGCGTGCTGAACTCGCCCGGCGCAAGTCGGTTGAAGACGCAATCGCAGCTTTATCTTCTACTACAAACACTCCAGCTAGTTCTCCCAACGGTGCAGGCGCACCCGCAGGAGCCTCAGTAGAGCCAGTTGCGTTAGATGAAGAAACTTTAAAACAGCGTATCCGTGCTACGGTATCTGAGACTATCCAAGCAGAGCAGACTTCTGCTATGCAGGCGAGAAACTTAGAAACGGTAAAAACCACACTGCGTGCAGCTTGGGGTGAAGACTTCTCTTCGAAGCTTTCCTCTGTTGCAGCTGAACTCGGCGCAACACCAGAGTATTTAACTGATGTTGCAAAAACACAGCCTAAGGTTTTTCTTAAGCTTGTTGGTGCCGATGTAAGACAGACCGAGCAGGCTCCAAGTCTGTTCTCTCCGTCAAGTGCTGGTGTCTCTACTGCTGCTCTTTCTTCAAGCAACCGCAGTAACCTTCCTGAACAGGAGCGTTACAGTTACTGGAAGAAGGTCAGAAACGAGAACCCTTCTTTCTACCACTCACCTGCTGCTGCACAGGCTAGATTCGCAGCTGCCAAGAAGCATGGGGATGCTTTCTACGCAAACTAACAATGAATAAGGAGGAAAACGATGGCGTTTTCTGTTAATACTAACGAACACTTTATTCGCTCCAATCTGTGGTCTACGGAACTTAAAGAGGTTTTGGAAGACAAGCTGATTGGTATGCAATGGGTGGATTGGATTACCGACTTCCCCGACGGTGATACCATTAACATTCCTTCGCTTGGCCAGGCTGAAGTCCTGAACTATGTGGAAGGCGAAGCGGTACGTTACACTGCGATGGACTCTGGTAACTTCACGTTTACCATTTCGCAGTATAAGTCGTCTGCTACCTACATCACTAACAAATACAAGCAGGACTCGTTCTATACGGGTCGTATCGTCTCTTCGTTCGTTCCCAAGCAGGCTCGTGCCATTGGTAAGGCGATGGAAGTTGACATGCTTGCTGTTGGTCCTAACGGTCAGACTGCTTCGAACCTGAACGCGATTAACGGTGCTAACCACCGCTTCGTCGGCTCGGGTACGAGCGAGACGATTGCCATTGTGGACTTTGCCAAGGCTAAGTACGCTCTGGATAAGGCTAACGTGCCTGAAGTCAACCGTGTGGCTGTTGTTGACCCGTCTGTGGAGTATGCACTTAATACTCTTACGAACCTGACGAACGTTTCCAACAACCCGCGTTGGGAAGGTATCATCACAACTGGTCTTGCTGGTGGTATGCAGTTTATCCGTAACATTTACGGTTTCGACGTATACGTTTCCACCAACCTGAAGGTTAACAGCACTTCGGAAACGATCAACTCCGTTACCGCTGCCGCTGGTGTGAATAACCTCTTCTTCTCTGCTGCCCCTGAAGTGCTCCCGATTATTGGTGCTGTGCGTCAGGCTCCAAAGGTGGACTCTGAGTATAATAAGGACTTCCAGAGAGAAGAGTACGTTACGACTTGCCGTTATGACTTCAAGCTGTATCGTCCTGAAAACATGGTTGTTGTCCTTACCGACACCGATCAGGTAACCTAATTAAGGAGGATTGAAATATGGGTACTTGGACTAATAACGACGGTCTGAAAATTTACTATGGTACTGACGAAGCCACTGCCGGAACTGGTGGTGAGTTCGCTAATACTGATGGTAATAAGCATCTCGTTGAAGTTCGTATTGCTGCGATGACGTCGCTTACGGACTCTACACAGAATATTCTGGATGATCGTGTGGTCATCCCGAAGAATGCGCGTATTGAGTATGTGGAAATTCTGACGACTACGGCTGTCACCTCTGGTGGTTCTGCTGTGCTCGATCTGGGTCTCCAGAGACTTGATCGCTCTACGGAACTGGATTACGACGGCCTTCTGGCTGACGCACCTATTGCCGACTATAACGCTGTTGGCGAAACCAAGCGTTATCAGAGTGGTGTGACGGGTGCTGGTGCCCTTATGGGTACTGTTCTAGCTAATCCGGGCTATCTCGTTGCGACGTATGACACGGCTGCGTTTACCGCAGGTGCTGTCTCCATTCGCATCGCTTATAGCTTCCAGTAAACTAATAGTGGTGGGGCCTCTGCTTAGCAAGCCCCATCCTTCTTAGGAGATTTTAATGGCTACACACGCTTCTTTGACAGGTGCTGAGCTTCACGAACCAAAAGGCGTAGAGTCTGCTACTGCTGGCGAAGTTTACGTAGCAAATGGTTCTGGTAGTGGTGTTTGGGACCTTATTGACTATAGAACTGTTCCGGCTGGCTGGATTGTTGGAACAGCGTTTACTAAATCAAATACAGAAGGTACTTACACGACTACTATCCCTCTAGACGACACAATTCCTCGGAATACAGAAGGTACTGAGGTTTTAAATTTAGCGTACACACCTAAAACTTCAACTAGCCTTTTGAGAATTCAGGCGAGTATTTTCTGTAACTCAGGAGACTTTAACTACCCTATGATTGGCGCTCTGTTTAAAGATTCTGACGCTAGTGCTCTTTATACAACAATTAAACCTATTTCGTATGCTACATACAAAGAACCGACGCCTATGCTTTTTGATTTTTATGAAGTTTCAGGTAGCACATCTGCTAGAACATACAAAATCCGAATTGGGACGGAAGCAGGCGTCACTTTTGGTTTTAACAAATCTTACAACACCCAGTATTTTGGAAATACTATTTATTCACTTTTGAGTATCACAGAAATAAAACAGTAATATGCCAAAAATTTCTCTGACAGATTTAAGTTCTACCTTAGCGTCTAGCTTAGTTGCAACGACGAACGCTAATAATGATTTGTTAGAAGCTGCTTTAGAGAAGACTTTAAGCAGGGACGGTACGTCACCAAATTCAATGGAAGCCCCATTGGATATGAACTCTAACCGTATCTTCAATCTTCCTGCTCCTGTAGGTGCTACTGAACCTATCAGAAAAGGAGAGTTTGACGCGGAAATTGAAGCTCTTGACGCTGCTGTCCTTGCTGCGCAGAACGCACAGACAGCTGCTGAAAACGCCCTAGACGATTTTACAGATATTTGGCTGGGTGAAAAACCTACAGACCCTACTACAGATAACGATGGTAATCCACTCATCGGTGGTGCTTTATACTACAACACAGCTGACTTAGTCTTAAAAGTCTATCGCAACGGTGCTTGGGCTACAGCTGTCACTGGTGTTTTATTAGACACAGCTGAAATTGACGTTGTGTCATCGGCAGGAAATATCGAACTTAATCTAAAAACTGCAAGTATTGATGAGTCTAAACTTGATGCTAGTGTCAACGCTAGTCTTGACCTTGCAGACAGCGCAAGTCAGCCCGGGCATACGCATACACTTTCTTCTGTAACTGACGTTACGATCACTTCAACTGACCTCAACACATTAGACGATGGTGCTGACACCACCCTGCACTTTCATGCTTCAGATAGGGCAAGAGCGAACCATACAGGTTC